TCTGTGTGCTTGTGGTAGTTCTCTACAAATAAATTTTCTAAATATTCTTCTGCCATATATGGAAACTTAAATTTCAGCGTTGGAATTATTTTTCTTATTAAATCTAAGATACTAACACCTCCTTGACTTTTTCTGTTGCTAATCTTAAAAATATTTCTTTGCTATAGTCTGTTGGGGAAGACTTAGAATCCTTTGGTAAAATCTCATTCTCTTCATCATGAACATAACGAACTTTTATATTATGATACTTTAAAAACTGTTGTGTTAATTTAACATTCCTTATATTAATCTCCTCTGGAAGTCCTTCATCCATACAATATATAATTTCTTTAGGGTTAAGAGATATAATTCTCTTAATTTGTCCTGAAGATATCTCACTTCTTCCTATTGCTAGACAAGTATTTATGTCTTTGGAATCCAATGCTAATACGAATTTTTCACTCTCTCCGATATACAGAACATCACAATCTACAAGGTATTTATAGTTGCTTGAGTAGCCGTACAAAGCGTTTAATTTAGGGAAAGGTATAACTGGAAGCCATCTTGGAATACCCTCCTCATGACCTGTATATCTACCCATAACACCTATCAACTCCCCAAGTACATTTCTCCAAGGAATTGTTATTCTCTGCGTAAATGGATCTAAACCTATTTCAAATTTCTTTTGTGTATCAAAACTTATTCCATCTCGTAAAAATCTTATATTTAGTTTATGTGCATAAGGAATTAAAACGCTTTCAGGTAGAATTACATCTTGATTATTAGGTGAATTTCTCTTTATTTTACGGTAAGCTCCTCCAAATACACTATTTGTTGGTTTATCGGAGAAAGTAAAAGAGTCTACTCCTAATTCTTGTTTTACAATATTCAATACATCCATTAAATCTAATTGTCTTTTCTTCATCAAAAAGCTGAAAATGTCTCCATTGGTTCCGTATTTATAATCTTTGCAGGATATACTGTCATTGAGTTTTATATGAATAGAAGCTCCAGAACCTCTTTCAGAATTGCAGCACATAATTTCTTGCTTATATTTATGGACTTTATAGAATCCAAGAGTTGTAAAAATATTTTCTATATGAATAGGATCGGATAATAAAAGTTCCTTTATTTCTTTCATTCTTTATTCACCTAACTTCTTGAGATTATTAGCAAATCTTTCCATGTTTCGGATAGCAATAAGCAGACTCTACAAAGGTTCCATTATTTCCATTAAACTTCCACAACATACAAACTCCCGTATCATTAGAACTTACTCCGTTTCTTGTTTTCTCAAAGAATATAGTTCTGTATACTCCTGTTGGATCTGGATTATAATCTTCTTGAATCCATTTAGTCCCCACAAGTTTTCTTCTAAATGGCTTGCAATAGAATTTCTTATTACTTGGATCAAGTTCTTCTAAGAATGTAGGTCTCATCATTGTTAAACTTTCTAATACTTCTTTTACTTGTTTACTTTGAGAAAGCACCCCAGCATTTAAAAATAATGTTCCAACCATACCCTCAGCTAATTGCATACTAGCAAGGCCAAGCAACTTATATTTCTTACATAGCATATCTAAAGTTCTTGAATCTTTGATTAATTTTAAATGATTATTTTCACCATTCCCACTATCTAATTCAACTTTAAAAGTGTCGTATAAAAATGTATCAAATCCTTCATTAAGAGCATATTTCCTTACTTTCTTTTTTACTACAGACATATCTGCATCTGCAATTTGCACGAATTTAAAACTGCTTTGAAATTTATCATTCCATAGAATTTGAGCTTTCTTAATCATCTCTTTGTCCTCTGGAGTTAGCTCGCTTTTATTTTTTATTTTTTTCTTTGTTACTTTAAAATACTTGAAATACTTTGAAAGAAGCCATGTTAAAAATTGCATCTTAAACACACTAGATTTCTGTTCATTTGATATGATTATTATTTTTTTACCTCTATATTGTAATCCCATCATAATTGTAGTCCATGCAGTAGTTTTGCCGCTTGAACTGAATCCAGTTAACATATTGAGCGTTTCATCCATTAAGCCACCTATTTCATTACTCATATATGGAAAGCACTTAATATCTTCTCCGTTGATATCTTTTCCACAGATGTCAAATGGGCAGCCAGACTCTAACCCCTGTTGCAATCCTTCTAAATATTCATCTGTTATTTCTAAGCCTCCCTCTTCAATAACCTTTGTACTATTACTGGTAGAGAATTCATTGATCTTACTCTCGTACCATTCTATAACGCTCTCACTGTCCATTTTCCTAAACAACTTATATGGTATTATTTCTTTTCCACTATCATAAATAGGTTTTAATAAGTTCATTCCTAAGTCATGTAATTTCAGTATCACATTTTCCCTATCCAAAGTATCTAAATAGCTTTCAGCATTCTTATCATTCACAACATCAACAATATCCTGAATTGACTGCCAGCCACCTCTTTTTTCATATCCATTAGTTATTACCTCTCCACATTCAGAAAAAATAGTAACATCATCTATCACATTGAACCCCTTTTTACGGACATTACTAGCTATTTCAAAATAGAATTTTCCATCCTGGGTGATAAAATCATCAGACTTTAAACTAACTTCATCGAGTGTCAGAATATCTTTATATATGATGGCAATACAATTACCTTCATGCATTGCTCTATTATCAAGTAATTCCTTTGGATATCTTTCTTCAACTCCTGTAATAAAAATATCACTCAACTTTATTCCTCCTTATATTCATCTATATACTGACTTAAACTTTTTTTTCTATCTCTTCTTTGATAATTAACTTCAGTAGTTTCTACTTCTACAAATCTTTCTATTTTTGTTTCAACTACATAATCTCCAATGCCATTTTTTACAATAGTTGTGAAATATTTTATCTTCCCATACTCTGAATTAAAAGATTTGGACATAAACCCTTTTATACTTTGAATATTATCTGTAAGATATCCTAGTATTTTTACAAATGTATGAATATTAGCTATCCCAGTTATTTCTTTAAACAGAATTGTATTTGTTGTACTTCCTAATATTTCCGTACATAATTCAAATACTTCTATTTTTGCTTTTTTTGTTGCAACTTCATTTAGATATTCTTTTTCATTACAATAATAATGATTTTTACCATTAATGATTACTTTAAAAGAAGTATCTCTATCATTCTTCTTTTTACATGCTCTGCACATAACTAACATTTATCCACCTCATTTTAAAAATAAGGGAACAATAAAGTCCCCCTATTCAATTATTGTATATATTCTAAGACTTTAACAAACATCTCTGTTGGAGCAGTAAGGTCTAATTTCTTTTCTCCATACTCTACAAATATTTTCTTTACTCCTGGCATTTTAGTTTGGTCTTTTTTTGCTCCTAACTCTTGTAAAATTACTGTTATATTTTTTAGTAATTCTTCATTTTTAGCAGCATCAACTGTCATATCTTTGGTGGGAGTTTTAGATTCAGATAATATATCTTCTGCTTTAGGTGTATCTTCTATTATCTCTTTAGGAGCAATAACTTCTTTTTTAGGAGTGTCAATTTTGCTTATTGGTTTCTTATAATATTCCACTTGTTTTTTTATTGCAGTTTGAATTCCTTCAATAATATCATCAGAAGTAAAATCTACCTTTGCAGCAATAAATTTAAGGTGAGATTTATTATCTATCGAGTGCTCCTCATCTCTAAAAGCAACGACTCTCTTTTCACTTTCAATCCTACCAACTTTTTTATTTTTCTTGGAGAAGGCATCTTCTACAGTTTTTACATCATTCATTATTCTTTCTACATAAGCACATCCAACAATAGATACCCTATCTTTAATTGCATTATAATATTTTGAATCTAGATCTGATGTTGTTACTTCATATTCTATATCTGTTTGAATATCCTTAATATTTTTTTTCTTTGTATGCCCAATAAAGAAAGGACAAATTCCAGCATTTCTTAAAGGGAATATAGCTCTTACAACTAAATCAACTACCATGTTTTCTCCGGCTTGAAATCCACCATAAGCTCCTTTAATACTCCCTACTTTCTTAGTTGGATTATCATTATTATATTTAGCCACAACAAAAGCCTCTGCTAGTCTGAATATCTCATTTGTGGTATCCATAGCAACCATTCTTAAATCAGGATAATCTTCTTTCTTATATTTAATAAGTAATTTAAGTATTGAGGAAAAATCTTCCCAATCTTTAGCAACTTCATTTAGAACATTTCCCATATGTTCTGGTTTAGGTTCCTCCCCTATCGTAAGGAGAAGAACACCATCCTCCCCATATAATTTCTGGCCTATTTCTACTGCTGTAGTAGTTTTACCTATACCTGCTGTACCATTTAACATGTAACTATAATCTGCAAAATCTAATGCCACTGAAGTTTTTGAACCAATTTTTCTTCTTTCCATTAATAAAACCTTCTTTCATAATATTATTATTGAATTGTCTAAGGAATGGGAATTTCTAATATAAACCTTCAAATATATCTTCTGAACTATCATCAATTTTATCTGATGGTTTAGGATCTTCTTTCAATTGAATTGCTTTAACTACAAAATCAGAATCCTTATATAATGTATCTTTTCTACCTTTTGTATATCCTTTGGCAACTGTATCTACTACCATTTTCTTTACTTTATCTCCATATAAATCTCCACCTAGTTCAGCTCTTACATCATCAAATGTCATACAGCCAAGTTCAATCATTTCCTTTTGAAAATCATTTAACATATCTTCAGTTATATCTACTTTTTGAGAACCATCCAATATATGAACTTTACATCCTATTTCTTTGTAACTCTCATCTACAACTGTAAACTGACTCACTAAGAGTTTATGAAGCTTCTCTCTCTTTACATCTGTATCATCATTTGCTGTATCTAACCATAACTCTATAGGAGCTCCTATTTCTTCTTTTCTGTCATTGTCATAATTTCTTACATATCCATTGATTAAGTAGCCATCTTTAGTTTCCGTTACAGCATCTTCTTTAAAGAATATCGTTATATTTCCTATAGAACTTGGAACTGCATCCTCTGCTGCTAAATATATTCTTGATGGAACCATGTTTTCTCTAAACTTACCTTGATATTCAGTATGCTGGATTTCTCCCATTGTCTTGAATAATCTATTAGAAAATTTGCCTGATTCTATTATCTTTTTAACAAGATTTATAAAATCTGATTCGTGTATAAACTCTTTTCTTTTTCTTTTGCTTTCTACTAATGATATCTCTATACATTTTAGTCTTAGTTGACCGAGATCTGCTTCTGTAGCACTTCCATCCTTAAGACTTATTAATTCTTTCTCTAATATTTCAATTTCTAACAAGTCCACTTTAGTTTTTGTAGCTTTGTTTCCTTTTGCTCTTCCTAATGCAGCACTTATGATTTTATCAGTTTCTTCAAGGTTTAAATCTATAACTTCTTGCTCTGTTATGCTACCATCTTGAACCTTTTCTAATGCTTTTTCTAGATGATATCTTCTATTTGGTTCCTCAAGATCAACTACAAATTTCTTGAATTCGGCTACTTGTTCTACTAATTCAGGTTTATTCCTATCTTCCCATGCAATCTGTAGTTTTTCTCCTTTTATCTTTTCTAGTGTATCTGTATCTATCCCACTTTTAGAGAATGTGAATACTTTACCCGTACCGTCAGCTTTGTGAAATCCCTTAATTCTTGTAAAATGTCTGTTGCAGCCAGCTACTAGTGTCGGTTGGAATACCTCAGTAGTCCATCCTTTTGCAGAAGTTGTAGTTGTATAAGGTTTAAATTTTTCTGATTCTTTCCCCATTGTTAGTAATCCAGTAATCTCAAATGTGTTATTCATATAATATATTCCTTCTTTCATTTTTATTTTAGTTATTATCTAATAAATTTCCTCTTTTAAGATACTATTTTAGACAAATCAGGTCTTAATATTGTAATACAATGTAAAAGATCATTGTATCTACCTATATCGAGCAACTTAATTTCTTCTAGTAATAACGAAGCTAATTCTTTGTACTCATTTGGTTCAGTTTTCACTGTTACTACATCCTCTAACATTTCATCATTCCACCAGCCACTAGAACATCCTTCTTGAATAGCTAAAGTATATCTTTTCCCGCTTTCACGGTCTTCTATAGTTGCAATTGTTGCAATTTTACCTACATCCTGTCCCATATATGAATTAAAATATAATTCATCTTTACCATATTCTTCTCCTGGTATTAAATCCTCTCTAATCTTAACCTTATCTCCAACCTTATATTTCATATTAATAATTCCTCCTTATATTATGATTATTGAATTGTCTACTTTACCTATCTGGTGAATCCCTTCCTCTACCCATATAATCAACTCCTACATTTATTCTTTCCATACTTAGTATTATATAATATTATCCCTTAATTAGCAATACTTTTCTCAAAATAAATTTCTATTACCATTCTGCCATACGCCAAGTGGTATGGCTCGCTGTTTTACATACGCTACATTTCCGTAATCTCAATTTTAGAGAATATCCAATTCTTATTTAACTCTTTGAACCATCTGGCATTATTTATGGAAGTTATAAATGAGTTTCCAACATGTCTTATAGTGGATTCTATTCCTAAATCTACGAGTTCCAATACCTCATCCAGATTATCTAATGCTTTTTTTATCTCACCTTCAATTCCACCCTTCAAACTTATTTCTCTCTGAGTACCTTCTACATCCAAAACACATATTGCCATAATAATTTCCTCCATTTCCTTATTTTATTTGTAATACTGCTTGTTATATCTTAATTTCTTCTAGATTATACATTATCTCCTGTTAAAATTTTGTCATACTTAGTACATTCTTTAATTTAAATTCAATTTGTTTTGTTAACCACTGGTTAACTTTTGTCGATTTAAGTCTGCATTTTAATTTAACAATATTTACATCTGTTATTATGTTAAAATAGGATATATACTTAACACAACAGAGGGGAAAGATGTCATCATGAGTTATAGGAAATATAGATTAAAAGCAAATTTAACTCAACAACAATTAGCGGATTTGGTTGGTACGTCAAAGCAACATATTTCCCAAATTGAAAATTTTAAAAAACAACCTTCACTTAAATTACTAATGCACTTGAGTATAATATTAAACGTGTGTATAAATCAACTTTTAGGAATTCCTTGTAATAAAAACGATAAAACTAATTGTTCTTTTCAATTATTGTTTTTATTGCTGTACCATGACATCTTCTTTTAAAGCATATTCGCCATGGTACTTTTCTTCCAACAACTTTCTATATTCAACAGTGTCTTCTTTTCTTTCAAATACCTTCCTTATAGTATTTCCATTTATAGTAATCATAGCGTACCATTTGTTACTATAAATTTCAGAGCTCACTCCTTTGTATCCGGATGTATTATTATTTGATAATAGTGTATTCATGCTGTTTTGACTTTTTGTAACTATCCTTAATTGACTTTTACGGTTGTCGTGTGTTACATGATATATGTGGTCTACATCTCTATTTCTAGGACAATTCATTATCAATCTATGCATAAGTATACCTTTCTTCTCATTAGTTGTGCTTGTCGTGACATACTTATGAGTAGTATAATGCCAACAATAATTTTTTATTTTTCATAATCTTCTAAGTCAAAATAAAACGGCTCATTGTTAGATGTATATCCTATTCCATATTCGCCAGAAATATCATATCTATTATATTTCTTATATACTTCCGGATCATCTCCATGGTAATTCACAGGTACGCATCCACAGTCTTTTTTCTTGCCGCTGTTTAAACGAGCACTAGATAATATTATCTCTTCACTTCCGCAATCACATTGACAATTCCATAATGTTCTGCTCGCCTCGTTTATACCGAAAAAACTTACTACAGTTAATTTCCCAAACTTCTTTCCTATTAAATCTACTCTACTTTTTTCTCTTGCATAACAACCACAAGATATAGATCTTCCACTTTTTAAAACAGATGATCCAACTATTATATAATTGGGATTTTCTGTTTTACAATTACATCTGCACTTCCACTTGGTAACACTTTTACCATTAGGTTGTATGTGATCTAATGCTCTTTCGACCACAGTTAATCTGCCAAAAACTTGACCTGTTAAATCTTCTAATTTTCTCATATTTTTATAAATCATCCTCCATAGTATTTAATATATCCTCTTTGCAATTAGAAGTAATTTACTTAAAGTATCTGAAATATTTTCTTTCACACTTGGAACAAATAGAACGGGAACCATGATTTAGTCTATTAAGATCCTCTTCTTTACAACCGGTAATTCCATGTATTATATAATATATAAATCTTTTCATAATTTCTCCTTTACAATATTATTATTGAATTATCTGTATTTATTTTAAAGACTCCACTTTTAAAGTTCCATGTAAATTACAATTATGTTTATATCCTGTACTCACACTAATTTCTCCTGTTGACTCTTTATATTTTAAAATTCCATTCTCTATAAAATATATCCAACTGCCATCCTTAATTTTTCCACCCGCTTCAAGAATCTCTATAGCCTGATCTCTAGTAATTATATCTCCAACTTTTAATTTAGCTGCGACTACTGGAAGTTTAACTATTGAATATTTATATCCATGAATATTTTCATATCCACCACTTTCAAATGATAATCCACTATTACATTCTGTCCATAATTTTGATCCTTTTAAGAAATACTCAGATGTATCATCATAATCAAACCTATCATATAAACATATTCTACCACCCTCTTTAACAACTTGTATTGCTTCTGATTGAGTTACAGTTTGTCCTACCTTGAATCTTGGTTTAGTATCATCTAATAGAACTGACTTCTTAAGGGATGGCCTTTCTACTAATTCAAAGTATTCAGGTTCAACATTATATTCATTCCCTATAAATCCTTCCTCTGTATGCTCTAATATTTTAACTCTAATTCTATTGTCTAATTTACAAGGGATGACTTCTGCTCTCGTCATTTCTGTATCTGTAATAGGATAGAATTTTTTACTTGTTCCTTTTATAATGTCCCCAATTTTGAACACCTTTGCTTCTTCCTCATATAATTCTAAATCTTCTATATTGAAATAATCTCCAACTCCACTTTTATCTTCACTCAAAACATAGACATCTCCATTATCAACTTTAACTAAAAATAAGTGATCTTGGCTTCTCTTATTAGCAATATCTATAACCGCTGAATATAAATTTCCTTCTCTCCCTTGTTTAGTTTTAGGAATTTTTACTTTGCAACCTATTTGAAATTTAGGTGTTTCCTTAACTAATTCAAAGTATTTAGGATCAACTGTGAATTCTCTTCCAACATCTCCTTCATGTTTATGTTCTAAGATTTTTACTTTAACATTTTTATTCTCAAGAACTTTAATAATTTCTCCTTTAGTCATATCTTGATCAGTAATACCATAGATACTATCTTCTACTCCTTTAACTAAATCGCCTACTTTAAAATCTCTATGCTTAAATGCTGTTCTGTCTGCAAACTCTTTAATTTCTTCCTTAGTAGGTTTATCTTCAATCTCATACGACTTAACAACCTTAAGAACTTCTTCTATTAAATCTATCCCTAACGCAACTCCCAACGCTTGTACAATCCCAAATCCTTTATTAAATGTGTCCTTGTAATATAATTTAGCCACTCCCTCTCTGCCATCTTTGAATTTAACAGTTGTTGTAGTCCCTTCTGTTATTATCTTAAGTTTCTGTACATCCTTAGCAGCTTCAATTAATTCAAACTCTCCATCACTTGCAAACCAATAATCATTACTTACATCAAATCTAAGTTTATAGTCTTTATTTTCATCATTATATTTTTCGATTACCGCTGTATCTCCTAAATCAACTGAATTTACAACTCCGAGAATTCCCTTTTTATTTATTATCCTTACACTATCACCAATTTTAAATCTTTTTTCCACAATAACACTCTCCTTAATTGTAATATTATTATTTAATTGTTTAACTTCTTTTAAATTACATGATTGACATACATGTGTATTTCCTTTCTCATCTGAAATTCTAAAATCTCCATCTAAGAAATCATGAATTACTTTAACCTTTTCCCCTTCTATTCTTTTTATATCTTCCATCCTTCCAAAATGACTTTCTCTAGTTTTAACTACTTTGTAACTTTTACCTACCTCAATTTTCATCAACCTTTCCTCCTCGTTATTATTATTTAATTACCATATTCATATTTTATAACATTACTATTGAATTGTCAATAACTATTTTAAAAAATTTATTGTTTTCTTTAGCTACTCATGGATAACATAAATACTAAATTTTATATGACAAAATATTTTTGTATTACGTCTTAACTAATTTCAGAAATTTGTTCTTTTAAATATTTATTTATTATCCAATGTTTTAATTTAGGTGTTGCTGTTGATTTACAAACGTCTTTCCAATTAGTATTAGATATTAAATCAATCACTTTTTTCTTCATATTATCATTATTTATAGTAAAATATATTTGTTGGCAATATTGGTTCTCATAATCACATGTATAACCAACACTTGCACCAAATCCACTAATACTAAAATCATACTTCTCGGGTACTTTATCATTTCTTGACTTACCTCTGTTTACAGTTTTCAAAACAACATCTTCTAAATCATAATTAGGCTTTTTATTTAATCCTTGTAAATCTCTTATATATATATTTAAGCAACAATGTATTTTTCTTTCACTATACATTTTATCGCCTAAATCCTCACTATAAACCATTGGGAACTCATACATATACATATTATTGTTAAGTTGACTAATAGGTAATATAAACGATATATAATCACCTAATTGAATTGATTTCTTATAAAATTTAACACTTAAATAATTGTGTACCCCATATGGAGGATTGCCTATAATTAATCTACCTTTTTTATATTCTAAATCTAATTCTAAATAGTTTTGCTTAATTATATTTTCATTCTCAGGCTCAATATCATAAGCTATACACTTTAATTGATTGCTGAAACTTCCATTCCCTGCGCTTGGTTCAATTACCTCCGTAATATTCTCTCGCCCTATCATTTCAAATGTTTTGTTAATACAATACTTAGCTAACTCATTTGATGTATAATATTTATCATTTTCTATTTTCAAACCTTACCTCCATATCTGAAGGTGTGCACACTTTCTAATTTTATTTTTTAATTATATTTGTATTATGAACAATACTTTTCAATAGATTCTTCAACTGATGTTTTAGTAGCACAATGTTTTATACCTCTGTTAGTTAGCCACTTACACAGTTTTCTAAACCTATTAGACCTAATTGAGTATAATTCAAACTCTTTATTCAGTCTGTTCATTCCAAAACTCCCTTCGCATTATTATCATATCTTGACTCTTTCTTTATCTTCTTTCTCTCCTATATAGAAGCATGCCATCATAAAACGTGCAGGATTATCAATCAGTTTAGCATGTTCATAATCTAATAACTCAAAATATTTACATTCCTCAGCCTGTGTGAAATTAATAATAGGTATTGATGGTTTAGTTTGTTTACATTTATAAATAGTTGGCTTATGTGATTTCCTAAACACTATCTCCTTACAATCCATGCAATAATAACACTTCCTATCCATTTAACAACTCCTTTCATAGACTATTTTCTTGTTGAGTTATATGAATCTTTAAAATTGAGATTTACTGCTGCACTTTTAAATAACTGGACTACTTTACATTTACACAATAAGTTAGGACATTCAGTTAACGGTTCATCTTTAATACTTCTCTCTACACTGAACTCTCCATGTGCAGGACAAAAATAATCGTATATCATACCTCAACAACTCCATCAAATTCATATTTCCCATCGACTAATTTAAAATGACACATTACACTCTGATCTGGAGAATCTTTAGCAGCAATATCCATAGCTAAAATATGAGTTCCTTCATCAGCATTCAGAATATTATATTTTTCTCTAAATCCTTTTATCCTCTCCTCATCCCAATCCAACATTTTCTGCTCATCATCTTTCTCAATTATTAATTTCTTAACCATAACTAATCCTCCTCAATCTCTTTTTCATCAATCAACAATTTACCATCAACACGCAGTCCTAAATCATCATAGTATGCATTTGCTTCTTCACAAAATTCTGCTGCTCCACACTCTTCACAACCAAATTCACTACAATCGCTTTCTAAAAATCTTAATACCATTTTATCAACTTTTTCCATAATATAATTCCCTCCTTAATTTGTAATATAAAATATGATTTTTAATAGATGTAATATTATCCTTTAATTATCTTATAAATAATTATTAAAAACATTCAACCATTCCTCATTAGCTTTTTTCCTTCCTCCACTGATGCCACCCTTTTCTCTACCTTTAGATAAATATATTGTACTACTAGAAAATTCATATCCTTCTGATACATAAATAGGTATTATTAATTTCTTAGTTAATTTATTTACGAAATCTTCAACATCAAATGTGAATCCATATTTTGTAGTGTTTTTATATGGTGGATCAATATAGACTATTGCATTTTCATTTCTAATATTTCTATCCAATATATTGTAAATATCTTCATTATGACAAACTAATCCTCCGCATTCTTTTTTAATTACTTTTACTCTTTCTAATAAAGTATTTGACATAGGCATCATTGGATTAACAGGGCTTCTTCTACTTGAAGTTTCCGTTGGTTGCCAATAATTTCTAAAAGATGTGTTGCACCATTTACCATCTGTTTTCCATATTTGTTTACCACCAAAACTGCTAGCCTGAAGCAATAAATATACATATTCCTCGTCAATATCAGCATTCGATTTTGATAAAGCTTTCATGTGTCCTTGTATTAGAAATTTGTCAGAAGGTACATCTTCTACGTATTTTGAAAATCTATCTATATCAAATGTTCCTTTACCAATTTCACTCCAGAATTTTCCCCAACTACTACCATCAACCATTATGATATTCTTAGAAATAATCCCTCTATTTAGTAATTCAATAGTAATCGCTCCACTGCCGCAGCATAAATCATAGAATAAAGTGTCCTTATTAATAATATTTCTTTCAAACATAACATCTACTATTTCTTTAGCCAGTCTTGATTTGCCTCCTTGATAAGTACAAGGTATTTCTAATTTGTTTTTGATAGTTAATCACTCCTTATTACATCATTTTATTTTTAGTTTCTTCTAACATTTTATTAAACCTATTTATAGAATCTTCTTTCCCTATTTCTATTTCTTTTAGAATTATTTTACATTGACTATTAAAGCATTCTACACACTCGTTTTCATTATCAAATATATTTACACAGCCACCACTATGCATTCTATAGCCTGTATTATCACATGGACAGATAATCTTGCTTGATTGCTTTCCCTTATCATTTAATGGTCTAAAATGTGTTTCTGAATAATACACTGTTTTGCTCTCGGGCAAATCATCATTATCTACTGTTATAACTCTTGTTGGTTTTATACTTCTTATAGGTTTTTTAAATATATCATTATATCTGTAATCACAAATCCACACTATTTGTCCTACTATTAAATCCTTATTATTAATTTTCATTCTAATTCCTCCTTTATTTACTTTATAATATTATTATTGAATTGTCTATTAAAATCTGACTTTTAAGATACATCTTTATTGTTAACCTAATTACTTTTCATATAATTTTTCAATCTTAGGTATTAAATCTCTAACGCCTCCACCATTCTTGCAATAGCCTTCAAACATCTCTACTAATGCATCATGTTTTGATAAAGGTGTTCCATCATCATTAATCTCTTTTTCCGCATATCCAAATTGACCACTAAAGAATACACAATTATTCTTAGTACAATAATCATATAATGCATCCTCTTTCATAGCTATAATATCATTTGGTTTCATATTTAATCCCTTAACTGCTAGATTTATTGAATCTGAGATAGTTTGTTTTATGCTCATTTAATAATCACTCCTCGAATTTATTTTTAATATTATCCTTTAATTGTAGCTAGGTTCTGATTTATCAGTTTTTATACATACAAACGTAGGGAACTGTAAACTAAGCAATCCTGTAGTTTTATCCTTAGATTCCTCTTTATACTTTACTTCTATAATCCTCCCTAACAGAGTATCTTTATGCTCCCATATATCCTTTCTCTCAGCATCTGTATACCCTGAACCTACATTTACATTATTATCTTTATACCTTACTACTACGGCTCCCAGAGTCCCTTTCAATCTTCCCTCTCCTTCTTCAAATCCAACGATTTTAATATCACAAGTTGAAAATACTTTGCATTTTAGAATACCATTATTCCTTTTTGCTTTATAA